ACGGCTGTCCTTATCATGTTCGCACCACCCCCAAGCAGAATGAGACGTAAGTGAGAAAGTTCCTGGACTTCCTGGGGGAGAACTCGTGGACCTACGCCGGTACTGGCATGGTTCTGATTACGTTGACTGGTCCCACTCTCCGGCAAGCCCTTTGGCTTACTGGTGTAGCATTGGTCGTACACGCACTCGTAACCCTCACCCAAAAGGACTAGCAATGCAAACCCTCAAGACCCTGATTCTCCGGATCGTCGCCGTGTTTGGCTCTTCGGCTTTGGCCGCAGTGGCTGGTGGTGCCGTGTTGGATGTCGAGTTGTGGAAGGCCGCAGCCATTGCAGGTATCGTGGCGGCCGCCAAGGTGACGGAGTCACTGCTCCGCGCATGGGCTTCGGATGGGGTGCTCACCAAGGACGAGATCGCAGAAGCATTCGGCAAGGCCAAGTGATCTGAGTGGCCAAGCAACTCCCCGTTGTCAAGGTCAAACTCTGCTCTCATCTCAAGAACGTCAAGCCCGGTGAACTAACGCCGGATCTGCTCAAGACAATCGAGAAGGGCAAGTTGCACCACTGTGCTGCTGATGCTTACGAGGCTATGGACGCTGCAGCAAACGAGGCTGGCATCGACCTATCCCCCACCTCCACGGCTGACACCTACCGCTCACTGGACATGCAGGAGTACGGGTTCTTTCAGCGCTACACCACGACGCCCAAGCCAAAGCAGATGAAGCAAAAGCCCCGTATCTACAAGGGCAAGGCTTGGTACCTGAAGAAAGGCATGGCTCCCATGGCCGTTCCGGGCACCTCGAATCACAACCTCGGCATTGCCGTTGATATCGCCAACGCCAGTGGCAAGCGGCTCGAGTGGATGCTGGCAAACGCACACAAATTTGGCTTCTCCTGGGAAGTCCAGAGCGAGCCATGGCACCTGCGCTATGTGGCGGGCGACGACGTTCCGGAGGCTGTCAAGGCTTGGACTGAGTCCAAAGTTACCGAGGAGTAACCATGTCCCAACCATGGGCAATGATCATTGTGGCATTGATCACAGGATTCTTTGGTCTCCTTACCGTGTATGTGAGCAAGTTCCGCAAGGAGAACCGTGAGGATCACATGACAGTCATGGACATGCTCCGGCTTGTCAACCGCAACGTGGTGAAGGTTGAGGACAAGGTCGACCTCATCGATGACAGACTCGACACACACATACGCGAGGGTCATAAGCCGAAGACAAGGAAGTAACTGAGGGCGCCCACCGGGGTGCCTCAACCCAGTTCCCAACCTACGTCCTCACGGATACTTGCCTCTCCTACAGACATAGGAGATCTACCCCAGTTCCCTGGTGTTCTGCCCCGCCACTTGCAACAGTGGTACAGCCATGCGTGTTCAAGTTGTAGCAACAAGATACACCGTGAAAGTAATGCTTGCAACATTTGCATAGCGTGTGTATTGTTTTATTGACCCGGGGGCCGGTTACTGCCTTTCTGGGCTCCCGGGTCACTTACAAAGGAGGCAGCATGAGTAAGTTCACAGAAGTTCTAGAAGAGTCCAAGAAGACCACCGTCGCAGAGAAGATCAAGAACCAACTCGACGACAAGTCCTACGAAGATTTTCAGGCCGCACTTGCCAACCCCGGCGTTTCTGCGGCGGCAATACAGCGTGCTCTCAAGGCTCTGGGGGTCACAACTTCAGCCATGACCATACAGAGAATGAGAGAAGAACAGTGACAGCATTCGGGGAATACATCGAGGCCGACGACCAGATCACAGAACTAAAGTCAGCGCTCAAGCGAGCGCAGCAGGCTGAGGCTAAGGCCAAGCGCAAGTCTCAGGACATTGTCAATGCCGTGTATCAAGCGGCATCGGACGCACTGCGCGCTGCCCCACCAGCCAAGATCGTCAAGCCTAAGATCGACAAGCGCAAGGGCAAGGCCGAGGTGGCGCTAGTCCACCTGACCGACTGGCAGGCTGGCAAGAGAACCGTATCGTACGGACTGGACACGCTGGCAAAGCGGATCGAGGAGATGACCGCCAAGGTTATTGAACTCACCAACATCCAGCGTCAGCACCATCCAGTGCGAGACTGCGTTGTACTGCTCGGGGGAGACATGGTTGAGGGAATCGGAATCTTCCCCGGGCAGGCGTACGAGGTAGAGGCACACCTATTCGAACAGTTGTTCGAGGTGGTGCGCATCATCGAGGGAACCATCAAGACTCTGTCGGAACACTTTGACACAGTGCACGTGGCGTGCGAGTTCGGTAACCACGGGCGGCTCGGCCGCAAGGGCGACATGCCGAATGGGGACAACATCGACCGCATGGCCTACAAGATTGCGGCAGATCGCACCGCCCATATCAAGGGCGTGACGTGGCAGATGTCTGGCGACTGGCACCAGATCGTCAAGATTGGAAACTATAAGGCCCTGCTTGTTCACGGCGATGAGGTGAACTCCTATGGCGGCAACGTGCCCGCCTTCGGAATCCTGCGCAAGTGCAACGCATGGGCCACCGGGGTTGTTGAAGACTTTCATGATGTATACATGGGACACTTCCACACGCCGATGAGTCTGACGCTCGCCAATGGTGGGCGCGTGTTCGTCTCCGGATCCCCCGAATCACACAATGAGTATGCCAGGGTGTTCGTTGCTGCGGTAGGAAAGCCCAGCCAGCGACTCCACTTCATTGACCCAGACAAGGGCAGGGTGACTGCCGAGTACACGGTCTGGCTTGACTAATGGCCAAGTGCAACTGGGCGCTCGTTGCGGTTCACTGGCGTGATGCATTCGATGGTGACAACGGATGGACGGATGTAGAGACGTACAAGCCCACCGAAGCCACAGTTGTGACTGTTGGCTGGGTGTGGCCAGACTGCCTCGAAGGCTACGTCACTCTCGTCAACTCATACTTTCCGGACGAAGTTCCAGATCTGAAGACAACGGGCATGCCGGTTCACATCCCGACAAACATGGTGCTCAGAATAATTATTCTTGAACAGCCGGATTTTTCCCCGGAGAAGGTTGTCTCTGCCACACCCACGTGATACGGTCGTATTACAAGGAGGCAAGATGTACAGGTTTCAGATCTACAAACCACCACACGGCAGCGAAGAATGGTTGCGAGTCCGATGGGCAGACAAGCAGGGCAGGAAGAGGATCTCCGCATCCGTGGCTGCCGCTGTGCACGGGGAGGGAAAGTACACCACGGCATCTGATCTAGCGTCAGAGTTGCTGGCAGACAACCCACCCACCCCAAAGCCGCCGACCATGGACATGGAGCGTGGCAACCGCATGGAGCCAATGCTCATTCAGTGGGTGGCAGAGTCAGAGAACATCGGTCTGACCACGCCAGACGTCCTCTATTTGTATGAGGACGGCGCGTGCAGAATGATATCTACGCTCGACGCAATCGACGCCAACGGTACGCCATACGAGGTCAAGTCCACACGCAAAAGATGGGACGGCAAGTTGCCACGACACTGGCACTGGCAGGGGGTGCAGCAGGCAATCTGTGCTGGCTCGCCAACTGTTGAATGGATCATCTTTGACGGAGACATGGATCTCATCAGGTTCACGCAGCACGTGTCAAGCGATGACATGGAACTACACAAGCAGCGTGTGCGTGAGTTCTTGTCAGCGATTGATGACGGCAACCTGCCGGACATGGTGACGCTCGAGTACTCCATGCTCGAGAAGATGTACCCTGACTCGCAGCCCAAGTCTGTCGAGTTGACACAGGATCAGGCCAACGTGGTGTCGCAACTGATTACGGTACAGGAGATGATCAAGGGCCTGGAGGATCAGGAGTCCAAACTCAAGGCAGAGATCGGTGCCGTGTTGCAAGATGCCGAACATGCGTCATACAATGGCGAAGCAATGGTGTCGTGGAAGACGGTCAAGCGTACGTCGCTGGACACCAAGGCGCTGGAAGCAGCACACCCAGCGCTGATCGAGAAGTTCCGCAAGTCAAGTCAATACCGAGTAATGAAAACAATCAGGAGGAAGTAATGGGATTCAACCTAGACAACTATGAGACAGTCGAAGAGCGACTCGTCAAGTTTTGGGAGGCGCACCCCGAGGGTCGCATCCTCACCAGCATCCACCACTACGACGACAACAAGGTCGTCATCAAGGCGGAGATCTACTTCAACCGTGAGGACGAGCGTCCAGTAGCCACCGGCTACGCAGAGGAAGTGCGTGGATCAAGCCCGGTGAATAAGACTGCTCACGTAGAAAATGCAGACACGTCGGCCATCGGCCGGGGTTTGGCCAACTGTGGCTTCCAGTCCAAGGCCGCACCACGTCCCAGCCGACAGGAGATGGACAAGGTCAAGCGGTATAGCGAAGCGCCGCGCAACTTCCAAAAGCCAGAACCACCCATCTACGTGCGTGAGGAGCAGGCCAGCATCGACGCACTCGTCGACCAGTTGGCCGAGTCGT